GTCCTTCTTACATGATTTAGCAATAGGATATGCACGCAATCCCTGCTTATACAAACCTTCACATCGAGCGAATTCATCACGCACGATTGGTGTAAATACTCGTCGATTATGGCCTTCCTTTGTCGGCTCGAGTTCAATTACATGTTCTCTCTTAGGGCCGGAAAGTGGAAAGCCAATGGAAGTGTCCAACTTGATTGCATCAATGAATTTTCTACCTGGGATTCCAATCATATTTTCCATGTCGGTCAATGGTCGAGCATTATTCCAAAGATCAGACTTCACGATTTCAAGGAGTGGTTCCTTATAATCTCGAATAGCCATGTACAATAGGTCATACTCGTATGGATGAGCAGGTATAGCCAAATTGGATAGACATAATTGCGGTCCATACCAATGAGGATTATTCTTTGGAGGTCCATAAATGTTTGGGACATCGCAAATCTCCATGATACTCTCAGATATTGGTGTAACCTTCACATCAGAATGGAAGGTACTTTTTCCAGGACATGACCCATAGTATTCAACTTGGGAATCCTGAGGCATGTAGTTCAAGGGACTTTTAGGATGCATGGGCTTGTCAGTACAAAGCTGAACATCAAACACGGCCGTCTTGAAAGCTCCAGCGCCACCAGAAATGATGACACCTTCCAGCTCACGTAGACAATCGTATCCAATCTCGACTTGCTTCTGGGTCAAAGTTCCATAACATCCATATGGTGTATCGGATCGACCTCCTAAATGAAATCCAACAATAAAAGCTCCATTAGTCTCGGAAACGAGTGGAGCCCCACACAGTCCTGGGAAGGTATTCATGGAAAAATTCCGATAATAACCACCTTGGAAAGTGCGAGTTGTGGATACCAACTCAGGTTTGGTCATTCCTCTACCATGGATCAACTCTCCATCTTTGCCTCTCCATTGCAATCTAAACGGTACAGATCGCGAATCAGATAAAGGAAGATGTTTAGTGATATCCCTGAAAGAACCACCATTTGGAATGTAACA